ATCCATCCAGAATGACAGCATGGCAGACGAAAAGTTCTATGAATTCCTGCTGGCCGCATTTCGCAATATGGCTGCTCATATGGCGGAAGGCGGCTCTGCTTATATCTTCCATGCCGATACGGAAGGGCTCAACTTCCGCAGAGCTTTCAAGGAAGCCGGCTTCCACATCAGCGGCGTATGCATCTGGGTCAAGAACTCTCTTGTCCTGGGCAGAAGTCCCTATCAGTGGCAGCATGAACCGGTACTCTTCGGCTGGATGCCCAACGGCAAGCACCGCTGGTTCTCCGACCGCAAGCAGACCACAATCTGGAACTTCGACAAGCCGAAGCATTCCAAGGAACACCCAACCATGAAGCCGATCCCACTTCTGGCTTATCCCATCAAAAACAGTTCTGCTCCCAACGGCGTGGTGATGGATTTGTTCGGCGGCAGCGGCAGTACGCTCATGGCCTGTGAGCAGACTGACCGTATCTGCCGCACGATGGAGCTCGATCCGCGCTATGCCAGCGTGATCGTCATGCGCTACGCCGCCGAGCATGGCAGCGATGGTGTTTCTGTTCTGCGTGATGGGCAGAGCATCCCGTTTGTGGAAATCGCCCCTGCACCGGAAGGAGCTGATGCGTAATGGCAACAGTCGTTGTTACCGTAAAGGACCGCGTCGCAACGATACCTTCCGGAGTATCTCTGGTCTGCAACAACCCCAGCGATGTTATTCAGTTCAACTTCGATTCAGAGTGGGACAGCATAACGCTGAAAACGGCGAGGTTTACATGGCAGCGAAGCTATGTGGATGTTCCTTTTTCCGGCAACACAGTGAATGTCCCAGACATCAGCAAAACCAATATGGTCGAACTCGGTGTCTATGCTGACGGTATCACTTCTACCGCAGTGAAAATTCCTTTTAAGCATTCCATAAAAAGCATCGGCGGCAGTGTGCCGGAACCGTCTGCGGATGTCTATTCGCAGCTTCTTCAGATGATCAATGGCGGCGCCATCAAGGGTGACCCGGGCTACACACCTGTCCGCGGAACGGATTACTGGACTGCTGCTGATATTGCATCTGTGCAGGACTACTGTGAGGAAATGATTCTGGAGGGCAAGTGGTAATGGGAAATGTCAATACGCTCATGACGGAACTTGCCGATGCAGTCAGGCTCAAATCAGGCGAAACCGGCGAAATGACGATCAAACAGATGGTTATAGCTATGGCAGGAATCACAGTTGCTGATGACATCGGTTTTACATGTGGTACGGTCAGGGCGACCTCTACGGGTATTGCAAAGGTCATTTCACACGGATTGGGACATGTCCCTGGCGCTGTTCTTTTTGTGAAAGTTGGATCTGCCGAGAGCAGTCTTTCCTCTGCATCTAGTACCACGTATTACGATGCTTTGTTTTCGATTGTTTATGGAGAAGGCGCAGGGCACACATATGGCTATAACTCACTGCGCCGAACCTCTACATCGAGTTCCACCACAACATACAAGTACTGGACGAACAGTACGACAACTCCTTCAACCATGTTTGGTACTGGCCTGACTACGAGTTCTTATTACATAACAAACATCAACGAAACGAGCTTCACTACGCCCAAGGGTTTGTACTCTGGTGATACATACCTTTGGATTGCGTTCAGAGCACCGCTGAAGTGATGAACATTCTGAAGAAAGGAGGTGTGCCAGATGGCTACGCGAGGCAGAAAGCCTAAGCCGACCGCGCTGAAGCTGCTGGAAGGCAACCCGGGAAAGCGCCCGATCAATGAAAACGAACCTGTCCCGCCCAAGGGTACGGTAAAATGCCCGACTTGGCTGGAACCGGAAGCCAAAAAGGAATGGAAGCGGCTGGCTCCCTCCCTTGAAGCGATGGGTGTACTGACGCAGGCAGACCTTACCGCTTTCGCTGGCTATTGTCAGGCATATGCTAGATGGAAGGAAGCTGAAGAGTTCATCTCCCAGCACGGTTCCATCTTCCAGACGCCTTCGGGCTATGTACAGCAGGTGCCGCAGGTCAGCATTGCCCAGCAAAACCTCAAAATCATGCAGAGCTTCTGCTCGGAATTCGGTCTGACGCCCGCCACCCGTGCACGTATTATCGCCAATGGCGGCGGCAAAGACGATGCTTCCTCGGACGATCCGATGGAATCCCTGCTGAAGGGAGGCTGGTAAAGTGGCATTTGACGAAAGAAAAGCCCAGCGAGTGACGCGCTTTATCGAGGCGCTCAAGCACACGAAGGGCGAATTTCACGGAAAGCCGTTCGTCCTGCTCCCGTGGCAGGAGAAGGTTATCCGGGATGTTTTCGGTACTGTGCGCGATGATGACCCCACCATGCGGCAGTACAACACCGCATACATCGAAATCCCTAAGAAAAACGGAAAGTCTGAGCTTGGCGCCGCGCTTGCCCTCAACATGCTCATCAACGACGATGAGTGGAAGGCTGAGGTGTACTCCTGCGCTTCGGATCGCCAGCAGGCAGCTATCGTATTCGACGTTGCTGTCGATATGGTGAAGCAGTCCCCGGCGCTTATGAAGCGCATCAAGATCATTCCTTCCACCAAGCGCATGGTTTACCAGCCTACGGGCAGCATCTATCAGGTGCTCTCATCCGAGGTTGCCACCAAGCATGGTCTGAACGTATCGGCATGCATCTTTGATGAGCTCCACACTCAGCCGACACGCGCCCTGTATGACGTTATGACACAGGGCTCCGGTGATGCCCGAAAGCAGCCGCTGTGGTTTTTCCTCACGACTGCCGGCACCGACCGAAACTCCATCTGCTGGGAAGTGCATCAGAAAGCCGTGGATATTATCGAGGGCCGCAAGGTCGATCCTCGCTTCTACCCGGTCATATTTGGTCTGCCGGATGAAGCAGACTGGACAAGTGAAGAAAACTGGTACAAGGCCAACCCGTCGCTCGGAGAAACCATTTCTATAGATAAGGTCCGGGACGCGTACAGGAAAGCCTTGGAGACGCCCGCTGATGAGAACATGTTCCGCCAGCTGCGTCTCAATCAGTGGGTCAAGCAGTCCGTTCGCTGGATGCCTATGGATAAATGGGATGAATGCGGACGGACTGTGGACCCGTATTGGCTGGAAGGCCGACCGTGCTATGCAGGACTCGACCTATCAAGTACCTCCGACCTTACGGCGCTGGTGCTGGTATTCCCGCCGACCTCCGAGGAAGAGCCTTATTGGGTTCTTCCTTTTTTCTGGCTCCCGGAAGATACGCTCTCCCTGCGAGTGCGGCGCGATCATGTACCGTATGACCAGTGGGCGCGGATGGGCTTTATCAAGACCACTGAAGGCAATGTCGTGCATTACGGCTTCATCGAGCAGTTCATCTGCCAGCTGGGCGAACGGTACAACATCCGTGAAATTGCCCACGACCGCTGGAATGCGACCATGATGGTACAGACGCTGGAGGACGATGGCTTCACGATGGTTCCCTTTGGGCAGGGCTTCAAGGATATGTCGCCTCCGACGAAGGAACTGATGCGCATTGTGCTGGAACACAAGCTGGCACACGGCGGTCATCCCGTTCTTCGCTGGAACATGGACAACGCCTACGTGCGTACCGATCCTGCCGGCAATCTGAAGCTGGATAAAGAAAAATCCACCGAGAAGGTGGACGGTGCAGTTGCCCTCGTTATGGCGCTTGACCGGGCAATGAAGAATCTGAATATCGGCGATTCGGTGTATAACCATCGAGGGCTGCTGGTACTGTGAGGTGAGCATATGCCCAGAAAACCGAAACGCCCATGTAGGCATCCGGGCTGTCCGAACCTCTCTGACAGCGTTTACTGCGAGGTACATCGCAAATTGTATGCCCGGGAGAATGCTTCCGAGCGAGGATACGACAGCAAATGGCGTTCTGCCCGGGCGCTGTTCCTTAAGAAGAATCCTCTTTGCGTCAAATGCAGAGAAAAAAGCAAGCTGACGCCTGCTACGGTTGTTGACCACATCATTCCTCACCGGGGAGATCCCGTTCTGTTCTGGGATCGGAGCAACTGGCAGCCGCTTTGCAAGGACTGCCATGACCACAAGACAGGAACCGGCCTTAAAAGGAAGTGAGAACTGTGAAGAATCCATTTGCCCGCATGTTTCGCGCACGAGATAAGCCTACGGACGCCGTCTCCTCAGCGCCGACCTTCTATTTCGGCACCAGTGCATCCGGCAAGGCAGTAAATCCGTCCTCTGCCATTCAGGTGTCTGCTGTGTATGCCTGTGTGCGCGTTATTGCTGAAACAATAGCCAGTCTGCCGTTCCATGTGTATGAAACCACGGAAAACGGAAGCAGGAAAGCTCCGGAACATCCGCTGTATCGGCTGATCCACGATGAGCCCAACAAGGAAATGACCTCGTTCATCTTGCGTGAAACGATGCTGGCTCATCTTCTGCTGTACGGCAATGCTTACTGCCAGATCATTCGCACGGGCAGAGACAAGATCGACAGCCTGTATCCGCTTCTGCCGGACAAGATGGAAGTCGACCGGGATGCCAGTGGCCTGCTGATGTACACCTACACCACAAGCGACGGCAAACGCTGGCGGCTCGATCCTCGTGATGTGCTGCACATCCCGGGTCTGGGCTTTGACGGTGTGATGGGCTACAGTCCCATTGCGCTTGAAAAGTCTGCCATCGGTCTGGGGATTGCCGCTGAGGAGTATGGAAGCAAGTTCTTCTCCAACGGCGCACGCCCCAGCGGTATCCTGACGCATCCGAATACGGTGAAAGACCCGGCTGCACTCAGGGCCAGCTGGAACGCTGCCTACGGAAGCTCAACCAATGCCAGCCGCGTTGCTGTGCTTGAGGAAGGCATGACCTTCGTTCCTCTGAGCCTGCCGAATAACGAAGCGCAGTTTCTTGAGACCCGAAAGTTTCAGGTGTCCGAAATCTGCCGCATCTTCCGTGTGCCTCCGCACATGATCGGCGATCTGGACAGGGCTACCTTCTCCAACATCGAGCATCAGTCCATCGACTTTGCCGTCCATACCATCCGCCCGTGGCTGGTCCGCATCGAACAGGCCATCAACCGCGCTCTTTTCTCTGATAAGGAGAAGGGGCGCTTTTATGTGCAGTTCAATCTGGATGGTCTCATGCGCGGCGACTACAAGAGCCGCATGGAAGGCTATGCCATTGCAAGGCAAAATGGCTGGATGAGCGCCAACGATATCCGTGAACTGGAGAACATGAACGCCATGTCCGACGAAGAAGGCGGCAATGCCTATCTGGTCAACGGCAACATGATTCCCGTCAACCTCGCCGGCATCACTGCCTTCCTTGCTGCCGCCGCATCCGCTGCACAGGCTGAGAACAGTGATCAGGAGTCTGACGGAAACACACCTGAGCAAGAAGAAGCGTCGCCCGCCGAAGACAGCAATCCCCGGAAGCGGCGCAAACCGAAAGGAGGCAGCGCACCTTGAACCAACTGACACTGGGCAGTCTTTTTGACGGCATCGGCGGTTTTCCGCTGGCAGGCATCAAGTCGGGTATTCATCCCGTCTGGGCGTCTGAGATCGAGCCGTTTCCCGTGCGCGTGACGCAGAAACGACTGCCCGATATGAAGCATTACGGCGATGTCAGCAAACTGAACGGCGGCGATCTGGAGCCGGTGAATATCATCACCTTCGGTTCGCCCTGTCAGGACCTCTCCATTGCCGGCAAGCGAAGCGGTCTGGACGGCGCACGTTCCGGCCTGTTCCGCGAAGCCATCCGAATTATCACAGAAATGAGGTGCAAGACCAATGGACGATACCCGAGATGGGCTGTCTGGGAAAACGTGCCGGGCGCCCTGTCCTCGGCGAATGGGCGCGACTTCCGGGAAGTCCTCGAAAGCCTCATCCGCATCAAAGACAAATCGGCAGATGTTCCTATGCCTGACGGCGGCAAGTGGCTGCCAGCCGGCGAGATCCTGGGAGATGATTACTCTCTCGCCTGGCGAATCCTCGATGCCTCGAAGGGCTGGGGAGTCGCACAAAGACGGAAACGTATATTTGCTGTCCTCGATCTTGATGGACAATGTGCCGGATCGGTACTCTTTGAGTCCGAAGGCCTGTCAGGGTATACTCCGCCGCGCTGCGAAACGAGGCAAGGAACTGCCCGAGGTGTTGAGGAAGGCGCTGGAGAGACAGGCCTCTGCCTGAACGATCAGGGCGGCAGCCGCATGGATGTCACCCATGAGATGACTTCAACGCTTCGGGCAGAAGCCCATCATCCGCCCTGCATCATGGGCGCTTCCGGTTTCTGTACTGAGCACAGTGCCGACAGCCGAAGCATCGGCTACCATGAGGAAGAAAGTCCGACACTCCGTGCCGGGGTTACGCCCGGAGTGGCGATTGAGTTCAATCCTACGGATAGCCGAATCAAGATCAAGGAAGACGGCATCTGCCAGACCCTCTGCTCCCGGATGGGTACTGGCGGCAACAATATCCCGCTGGTTTTCGGCATATCCGCCGACAAAAGCAATGCCATGCTGTCGGATAATCCGCACAGCGGCATCTATGAAGCAGAAACCAGCCGCACACTCGACTGCAACGGTGGCTCGCCTTGCTGTCATCAGGGCGGCATGATGGTTGTTGCGCCCGTTAATGACGAAACCTACTGCATCCAGGGTTCCATGATCGGACGCAAGGATGAAAACGGTCCGCAGGGTGACGGCATCAATCAGGATGTTTCCTTTACGCTCAATACCATCGACCGTCATGCGGTATACGCCGTTACCACCGGCGAATTCACCGCAGTTGGTCAGGAGCAGACTCCGCCGCTTATGGCGCGTGACTGGAAAGATCCGCCCGTTGTAGGCAGACCGTGCGAGGAATACCTCGTCCGCAGGCTTACCCCAGATGAATGCTGTCGGCTGCAGGGGTATCCGGATGGCTGGTGCAAGGATCTGGCAACTGATAACCCCAGCGAGGACGAAATCCTCTTCTGGACTAATGTGTTCCGGGAATGGGATGCCGTAGGCGGCAAGCCTGACCGGGTACGCAGCCGAAACGCCATTGCGAAATGGCTGACAGCGCCCAACTCTGATGCAGCTGAATACAAGGCATACGGAAACAGCGTTGCTGTACCGTGTGTCTTTTTTGTTCTCGCGGGCATCGTGTGGGCGCAGAACAAGGAGGTGAAACCTTGAGAGTAATCAACCTGAACGGCTACATCGATGAAGATGTCTGGTACGGTGACGAGATCACCCCTGAAATGCTTCATGATCAGCTGTTCGCTGAGGGCGAAGACCATCAGCAGCCTGTCCGCATCATTCTGAACAGCTACGGCGGTTCCTGCAATGCTGCCGTACAGATGTTTGATGACATCCGCCGCTATCCCGGTGATGTGCAGATCATCGTCTCCGGTACAGCTGCTTCAGCAGCAACTGTCCTTGCTATGGCAGCGGACAGGCTGGAGATGACGCCCGGCTCCATGTGGATGATCCACGATCCCAGCGTCTTTGCTTTTGGCAACGAACGGGATCTGATGGAGGCAGTCGGTCAACTGCAGGCATGCAAGGAAAGCATCATCAATGTCTATGGACGCCGCTGCCGCAAGAGCCGCGAGGATGTTTCCGCCATGATGTCTGAAACCACTTGGATGGATTCCCACCGGGCTGTTGCTGATGGCTTCGTTGACAGCATTGTAGACATGGGAAGCGGCATCATCAATCTGGCTGATGACCGCACGGTTGTCCTGCAGGATGCCAAAGCCAAAGTTGAACACTGGCGTGAACGCTCTAAGCACAGGCTTGAACGGCGTGATAAAGACGCTGGCAAGCCCGCCGCTGTTGCTTCTGCCGCAGAAACACCGGCAACCGATCCTGCAACCGATTTGACGGATGCAACCGATTCTGCAACCGAATCCATCCCCGAAGAACCCGTTGCCCAGCCGGTCGATCCCGGCGTACCTGTTGCCCAGCTGCACAAGCGGCTGGAACTGATCAAACCCCGACGTTGATAAGGAGGAATTTCATTATGAGTAAGATTGCTGAAATGCGCCAGAAGCGCGGTGACCTGTGGGACAAGGCGAAGGCCTTCCTGAACGAGCACGCCGATGAAAACGGCATGATGAATGCTGAGGACACCGCCACTTATGAACGCATGGAAAAGGACATCGACAGCTTCGGTGCCGCCATTGACCGTGAGGAACGCGCCGAGCGTCTGGAGCGCGAACTGAATGCACCCACCGCCAAGACGCTGACTTCCCAGCCCGAAAAGGCTCTCTTCGGCAAGCAGGGCCGCTCTTCTGATGAGTACAAGAACGCTTTCTGGAAGATGGTGCGTGACCGCAGCGCCCACTACACCGTGTTCAATGCCTTGCAGGTCGGTACCGACACCGAGGGCGGCTTCCTGGTTCCTGATGAGTATGAGCGTACTCTGATCCAGGCGCTGGAGGAAGAAAACAAGCTGCGCTCCCTGTGCAAGGTGATCCGCACTTCTTCCGGTGACCGGAAGATTCCGCTGGTTGCCTCTCACGGTACTGCCAGCTGGGTTGATGAGGAAGGTCTCATTCCCGAGAGCGATGACGCCTTTGGTCAGATCTCTCTGGGTGCGCACAAGGTTGCGTCCATCATCAAGGTTTCCGACGAACTGCTGCAGGACAGCGTGTTCGATGTGGAGTCCTACATCGCCACCGAGTTTGCCCGCCGTGTCGGTGATGCCGAGGAAGCGGCGTTCATCAACGGTGACGGTGCCGGCAAGCCCATCGGCATGCTGCATGACACCAATGGTGCTGCTGCCGGTGTAACCGCCGCCAGCGCAACCGCGATTACTGCGGATGAACTGATCGATCTGGTCTACTCCCTGAAGGCGCCGTACCGCAAGCGTGCGCGGTTCCTGTTCAACGACCAGACCATCAAGGCGATCCGCAAGCTGAAGGACGGCAACGGCCAGTTCCTCTGGCAGCCGGGCCTGCAGGCGGGCCAGCCCAACACCCTGCTGGGCTACAACTACGAAACCTCTACCCACATGCCCATCATCGGCGCCGGTGCGAAGCCCATCCTGTTCGGTGACTTCTCCAGCTACTGGATCGCTGACCGTGACGGTCGCTCCATCCAGCGTCTGAACGAGCTGTATGCCGCCACCGGCCAGATCGGCTTCCGCGTTACCCAGCGTCTGGATGGTCGTCTGGTTCAGCAGGAAGGCATGAAATGTCTGGCTATGAAGACCGCCTGATAAGGAGGATGCTCAATGAGTAACGGCTACAATGCGAAAAACTACTTTGCCCACGGCGGCAATGAGCTTGTCATTGGTGGCAAGCTCACGTTTCTCCCAGGCGCTGAGGTGGAAGGCGCTGACTCGCTGCCTGCCGTGTTCGCGGACGAGGAATTCACGCCGATCCCGAACCAGAAGGAAAGCGAAGCGACGACTGTTGCGGCACTCCGTGAGGACTTCAACGAACTGCTGAGCAAGCTGAAGGCCGCCGGCCTCATGACTCCCGACGCTGCCGAGTGAGGTGACGCTCCATGATCCTCACCATTGACGAAGTGAAGACCCATCTTCGCATTCAGCACGATGAGGAGGACGAGCTTATCTCCACGCTGATCGCACAGGCTCAGGCTGTGGCTGAGGATTACTGCCGGGTGCAGTTTTCCGAATCCGCACCTGAGCCTGTGCGCCTTGCCGTAATGCTCATGGTCAGCCATTACTACGAAAACCGGGACAACCCGGACAGACAGGTGTATGTGACCATGCGCATTGCCTTTGAGAATCTTCTGTATCCGTACCGTGATCCCGCAAAGATGTTCTGAGGAGGTGGTTCCGCTTGCGAGGGTACAAAAACTTTGAATCCGATCCGCATCCGGGAGACCTCCGCCATCTGGTGGAGATCGGCTATACGGAGAACAGGATCAATGAAAACGGCTATCCCGAAGAAACCGATGTCGTGCTGTGCAAGGTGTGGTCGGCAGTCACTGATGCCGGCAACCAGCATTACCGCTCTGCCGATGTCATGAACACTGAAGCCGTTGTCAACTTCACCATTCGCTACCGTGCTGACGTTGTCCCGGGCATGTGGGTGCTCTTCCGCAATAAGAAGTGGCACATCTCCACGCTGGGCGAATACGGATTCCGGGGCCACTATCTGGGTCTTAAGGCATCCATCTCCGAGGGTGTGAGCGGATGAAGCAGGTTCAGAACGCTCTCAGGGATATCGGGATTCCCGTTATGGCGGGCGTGTGGAGAGCGACTTCTCCCAACCAGAATCCGCCTGTTCAGTATGTGGTGTACTCCACCACCAAAACAGAGTCCAGTCATTACGATGACCACGTAAGCGCTGTCCGTACCTTTGTGTACCTCAACCTCTGGAGCGACACAGACCCGACTGCTATGGCTGACCGCATCCGCAGCGCCATGTATGCAGCCGGGTTTTATATGGTCGAGGAATCTGATAAAGGCTACAATCAGCCAGCTTACGACACAGCCACACGCCAGTTCACAGTTCAGTGGACATGGTGCTGGCATGAGGAGGTGCATATCGATGCCCCTTGAAACCGAAGGGCTTGAAGCTCTCCGAAACGACATCGCCCGGATGGCAGGCATCATGGATGCTGACGGCGCCGGTTCTTCCACAGCGAAGAATATCCTTCTTGCTGCCGCAGAGCCGATCCACCAGCAGATGAAAGCCAATGCATCCAGCGATCCCAAGATTATCACCGGCGCACTGCACCGTTCCATCGAGATCGGCAGTGTCCGCAAGCGCAAGTACAGCGGAAAGAGCGTGACTATCGGCGTGCATCATTCCGCAGAAGGCGCTTACTACGCAAACCCTGTGGAGTACGGTCACGGCGGTCCCGCTCCGGCTCCTGCACATCCTTTCGTCCGTCCTGCCTACGATACCCGTGCTGATGAGGCGTATGCCATCATCCGGGAAGGCTTGCAGGACGCTATCGACAACCTTTAAGAATTGGAGGTAACACACTATGGCAGGTACTCCTGTTGCTTCCCCGCAGGTCGCTTCGACTGTGGGTCTCAAAAACGTGGTCATTGCTCCGCTGGTCACCGATACCGATGCGGAGCATACCTATGGCGAGCTTCAGCTGCTCGCCGGCGCGATTGAAGCATCCATCACTCCTGAAAACGCTGATCCCGACATCCAGTATGCGGATGATGTGGAATTCGACACCCTGTATCCTGATCCGGAACTGAGCTTCAAGACCAAGATGGCCGACATTCCTCTGGCTATCCAGGAGCAGATTTTCGGCAACCAGATCGACGATAACGGTGTTCTCGTGCGTACTGCATCGGACAAGCCCGGCTACTTCGCTGTGGGCTTCAAGTCCGAAAAGGCTGACGGTTCTTACCGTTATGTCTGGCTGTACAAGGTCCGTGCCAAGCCCACCACCGAGAACTACGCAACCAAGGAAGGCACTACCGTAACCCGCCAGACTGGTGAGGTCGAATGGACTGCCATCAAGCGTACCCATGACGGTCGCTATCAGGCGGTTGCCGATGAAGGTCAGAACGGCTTCACCGCTGATAAGGGTGCAACTTTCCTGACCTCTGTCTACGAGCCGACCTTTGCTGCGGCCACCTGATAACTCACTCCGGCACACCTCATGCTCTGACGGGCATGGGGTGTGTCTGTTTTGGAGGTGATCCTTATGGCGCTTGAAGCGATGCAGCGCAACGGACACAATCTGGGGCTGGGCGTGTTCGAATGCGAAGGGCTGTTCGATACGCCGAAGCTGGCGCCTGTTCACTTTGATGAAAAGCTGGACTGGATCAGCTTCAACAGTGCAGCAACAGACCGCAAGCGAAGTGCCCACGGCGTTCACTTCTTCGTAGATGATTACATCTTTGAACGCACATGGCATGACCCCAGACGCTATGCGCTTCTTCTTTCTGAATTCAGGGCGGTCATGACACCCGATTTCAGTCTTTTCACAGATTATCCCAGAGCCGTGCAGATCTACAACCACTATCGCAAGCATCTGATCGGCGCTTACTGGCAGAGCATGGGCATCACAGTCATCCCGTCCATCTGCTGGAGCGATCATGACAGCTTTGAATGGTGCTTTGACGGCGAACCTGTCGGCGGATGTGTTGCCGTATCCTA